GCGGCACCTACCGCCGCCAACTAGCAGAGATATTGGTCGCGGTCGGTTGGTGGCCTAGCGACATTGTGTTTGACGCTCGAGATGTAGCAACGGTCATTAAAGTGCTTAACGAGGCAAACAAAAAAAGGAAATAACGTGGTGGAAGTATCGGCAAAGATTGAGGTAGTAGGGCTTAAGGACGCCTTGAAGACCCTCAACAAGATTGACAAAAACCTGCGCCGAGAAATTACAACAAGTTACAAACAGATCGTTAAGCCTGTTATTGACGATGCAAACAAACTTGTGCCTACTGGCGTTCCGCTGTCTGGTATGGCGCGCAACTGGCAAACCCGATCAGGGTTCCAGATCTTGCCGTGGATACCTGGCATGAAACAAAAAATCGCTGCCAAGATCAATACTCGAGCGATCAAGGAATACAGCGGAAACAAAACCAATGTCGGCACGTTTGCCATTCAATGGAAAGGCGCGACTGGCACAATGTTTGACACGTCCATGTCTGGCTCGTTGGGTCGCGCGCTAACTGCACGCTATGGCAGTCGTTCGCGAGTAATGTGGAAAGCGTACGAGCAACGCCAAAGCGATGTCATGTCCGAGATGGAGCAACTGGTCAAGCGCGTCATGGATGAAGCGAACAGAGAGACCACGTAATGGCAATCAATATCCCGATCATTTCAGAGTTCGACGGCAAAGGGATTAAGAAGGCTATTGCCCAGTTCAAGCAACTAGAAACGACATCGGAAAAAACCCAGTTTGCTATCAAGAAGGCTGCGGTGCCGGCAGCTGCGGCGCTTGGCGGTTTGGCATTGGCGCTGGGTGATGCGACTAAGGCTGCGATGGAAGATCAGCAAGAGCAGGCGGCGTTAGCGCTTACTTTGCAAAATGTGACTGGCGCAGGAGCCGCGCAGACAGCACAGATTGAAGATCAGATCAGCGCAATGTCTCGAGCGTCTGGCATTGCTGACACCGAATATCGAAAAAGCCTTGAGGCATTGGTACGCGGTACAAAAGATGTTGACCTTGCCATGAAAGACATGAACCTTGTCATGGACATAAGCACAGCGCTCCAGATGGACAGCGGAACTGTTGCAGATGCACTCGCCAAGGCATACCAGGGCAACTTTAAAGCGCTCCGATCATTGACCCCAGAGATGGCAACAATGATTAAAGAGGGCGCAAGCCTAAACGAAGTCATGGACGTGCTTGGCGGAACCTTTGGCGGAGCAACCGCAACTGCAGCAGACACCGCTGCAGGCAAAATGAAAATCTTGTCTAACTCTATTGGAGAAACCAAAGAGTCAATCGGCGCCGCGCTGTTGCCAGTAGTCGAGGCCGTGCTCCCGATACTCAACAAGTTTGCTATGTGGGCACAAGACAACCCGCAAGCGTTCCTTGCTATTGCTGGCGCTATCGGACTAGTCGCCGCTGCAATCGTCGCCACGAACATTGCCATGGCCATGAATCCGTTTACTTTAATTGCTGCAGGCGTTGCGTTACTTGTCGCTGCGCTAGTCGTGGCGTACAACAAGTTTGAGTGGTTCAGAACAGGCGTAAACGCAATTATTAACGGCATCCTCGGCGCATTTGAATCCGTAGTAAACGGTGCGATCATGATGGTTAACGGGATTATTCGCGCTTACAACGCCATACCAATTGCGCCAGACATTAAAACCATCCAGCACGTCAATTTGCCGTCGCTCGGTGGCACAGCAACACAGGTCGCTAGCCGTATGAACTTGCCGCGCATGGCCGAAGGTGGCATCGTGTCAAGCCCTACGCTTGCCCTAATTGGCGAGGCAGGCCCAGAAGCAGTCGTGCCATTAGACCGCATGCAATCAGGTGGCGGAATAACCATCAACGTCACAGGCGGACTTGCCACAAGCGCAGAAATCGGTGAGTCGGTCGTTAACGCTTTGCGCGCCTATTCGCGTAGCGCTGGTCCGTTGCAACTACAGGTCGCCTAATGCCTGGCACAGCTGTCGTTGACTCAGGCAACTATGACCTGCAGATCGCCACAGGGTTTGTGCAGGATGCGTTTATTCTTGATGATGCCGTAAAAGGCGTACTGGATAACACCGAGTATGTGCTGGACGGTGCAAGCGAGTTTGCCAATGTGATGGACTCGACTGTCAGCATTAACGTGCGGCGCGGGCGCCGTGACGTGGGCGATCAGTTCAGCGCAGGCACAATGACATTCACCATTCAAGACGTAGACGGCATTTTCAACCCGTTTGACCAAAACAGTCCGTACTACGACACAGCCGAATCCAAGCCAGGGCTTGCCCCATTGCGCGAAGTGCGACTAATCCGATACAGCTCAACCAATGCGCCCGAGTCATTGTTCAGCGGTTATGTCGTTAACTACGACTACAACTTCGCGCTAGGTGGTCTAGACACCGTGACCGTGTATTGCGCTGACCAGTTCTACCTACTTGCACAAACATTCCTAGACACGTTTAACGTCAACCCAGAGACATCAGGCGAACGCATAGAAACCGTGCTTGATTTGCCAGAGGTTGATTTCCCTGCCGGCGCTCGAAACATTGCTACTGGAACGGTTGATCTAGGAAGCGTTGGCGCGTACACGGTGCCCGAGGGAACAAACGTGTTGCAATACCTAACGCAAATCAATGAGACCGCGGAGTTTGGGCGTTTGTTTATGTCGCGTTCTGGGGTGCTCACATTTCAAAATCGTATTGGCAACACGTTGAGCGCGCCCGTCGCCGAGTTTAAGGATGACGGCACCAATTTCAAGTATGACGGGGTGGGCATTTCCTTTGAGGCTGACTCGGTGGTAAACCGCGCGGTCGTTTCTGGCCTAAGCGGGTCAAGCCATACCGCAACAGACCCTGCATCAATTGCCACATATTTCATTCAGACCGTCAGCATCACTAACAGCCTGTTGCATAACGCTGGACAAATCCAAGACGCCGCCGAGTACCTGCTAAACCCAGAGCCCGAACCGCGCTACACATCCGTGGCAACTAAATATCTAATGCTGACCACAGCCCAAAAAGACACTCTGGCAACCGTAGACATTGGCGACACGATCAGCGTGGAAAAAACGTTCCCTAGCGGTACTGGCACAACTCAGTTGGCTCAAGAGCTGTCAGTTGAGGGCATCGAGCATCGTCTGGATTTCAGCACAGGCCACAGCGTCCTGTACAGCACCGCGCCAACCACGATCGTGTACGAGTTGATATTGGATGACCCGCTATATGGCACCATTGACGAAGAAAATGTTTTAGGATAGGAGCACTATGCCACTTACTACATATACCGCAGGACAGGTACTGACCGCGGCATCGCTTAATTCTAATTTTAACGCGGCAGGCGGATTGCAATTTGTCAAAGAGCAAACGATCGGCTCCGCTGTTAGTTCGGTAACTGTTACTGGCGCCTTTAGCGCAAACTTTGACAACTACTACATCACAATTGTTGGTGGTACCGCGTCGGCGAACCCTTGCGTTTTGCAATTTACATTGGGTTCAACAACCGCAAATTATTACTACGCAAACAGCACACTTACTTATGCAGGTGTAGCGGGAACAGCAGTTGGAAACAACGTTGGCTTTTTCTATTGCGGAGAAGGCGGAACAGCAACTCTTATGGCAAACTTTGGTGTTCAAGGCCCTTTCCTGACAAAAACAACAAGTTTTACTCAAGTATTGGGAGCGCCAAGAACAACTGCTTATTCATTTTTCGGCAACGGATTCTTAAATGACACAACTAGTTATACGGCTTTTACAATTACGCCAAGTAGTGGAACTTTGACTGGTGGCTCAATTCGCGTTTACGGTTATCAAAACAGTTAGGGCTACCAATGACTTACGAAGAAGCAGTCGCAGCATACCCACACGATGAAATTAAAATCCAAGTTGACGGCGTTGTCCGCCCGATGACGCCAGCCGAATACGAAGAGTTTATTAATCGACAGGTAAACGCTGAACCATTGCCCGGCTAATGAAATGGCGTCCGTTTATTGGTTACGCGCTACTTGTTGTAGTGGTTGCGTGGGCGGTTTCTAGTTGCGGTTATGACGGGTCATATCGTTACCCATGCCAAGACCCAACAAATTGGGAAAAGCCAGAATGCGAACCACCGATTTGCAATCCGTCTGGAACGTGCACAAGGGATTTAATTTATGAGACCACGCCTTAAGCCCGAAGAGCTTCACGCTCGACTAATCGTTGTTGTTGGCATAGTCCTTGCCACCGTGTTTGCCATCACAGTTATTGGCTTTGTGTATGCGCTTATGTTTGTCACACAGCCAATAGACAAACAAGCACCTAATGACGCCGCGTTTATTGACCTGCTCTCAACCTTGACCGTGTTCATGACTGGAACTTTGTCAGGCCTTGTGGCCTCAAACGGGCTAAAATCTAAACCAAAGGAGCCAACACATGAAACCAAGTGACAAAGCCCTACTCGCCTCTTACGGGCGCTCCATGCTCGCTGCAGTAGTTGCGCTAGCAGTAACAGGCAACACCGACCCATCCGCACTTTTAGCAGCTGCGATCGGGGCGGTCTGCCCAACAGCATTGCGCTATTTCAACCCTAAAGACATGAAATTTGGCCGTGGCAACAGCCAAAGCTAACCCAAACGCTCGGCCTTACACAGGCAACAGCGACGGAGCATCAGCAGGCCCACGTGCCGGCATGAACGAGTTTATTAAGCAAGTAATGCATCACTCAAACAACGCAATGTGGAACAACGGCAGTTGGGGTGTGCGCGATGTGCGTTCTAAGCCAGGCACAATGTCTGTGCATGCCACAGGTCGCGCGGTTGACTTGTCGTATCGAGGCGGTGAACGTCACCCAAACGCATCACGCAAAGCAGCATTGCCGTTTGTAGAACTGTTGTGCGCGCATGCCAACGATCTAGGGATTGAAATGGTTATTGACTATTTCCCTGCACCGTACGGTCGCGCATGGCGTTGCGATCGTCAGGCTTGGAAGAAATACAGCAAGCCAACGGTTTCAGGTAGCCCCGGTGGCGACTGGTTCCACATTGAGATAACTCCACAGGCCGCGGACTCGGTGATCTTTGTTAAAGCCGCATTTTTAAAGGTGTTTGGGGAAATCCCACCCAAGGCTTGATCTATGTTCTAGGGTCGGAGTACCGACAAAAGGACAGGCAATGACTGAACCGCAGATCGTTGATTACAGCGTCTATACAGGAGTGATGGACAACGGCCAAGAAATCTTGGTGCAGATATTTTCTAGCCCAGAGTCGGGCAAGTTCCTAATGGGACAAATCGCATTCAGATCGGCAGCCTCATCGTG